AAATACTCAATGCCTAAATCCGGATTTTTACCCCTGTAATTCAGCCAACCAAGTCCAACATATAAGGAAGATCTTAGAGGGTAATGAACAAGGGTTTTTAAGAAATATTCTCGTGCACTTGCAACATCCCAACTTATTAGTATGCTCATGTCTAATTTATAGGCTAGGCTCAATTGATCTGGATTTGATTTGACTACAAATTTAAGATTATTTGCCGCTTGTTTAAATTGACCTGCTTCATAAAGTGCGAGGCCCAGCCCTCTAGAAGAGTCTAGAAAATATTCCCGATCAGTACGGGCGATCTTAAATTTTTCAGCTGCCTGTATATATTTTTTTTTGTGGTATTGCAGTTGCTTTTTTATTTGTATTATCCCAACCAACAACTTCTACTGTTGATGCTCCTGCGGTGAACCCCGTGACCAAATATTTCTCTGCTCCGACTGTTAATACTTCACCAATTTTAAAGTTTGGACTTGCGGCACCAGAGAGTGTAATTGTGTGTTTTGCCCATGTAAGAGTTGAAACATCTATCTTCTTAACATCTGATTCACCCGTACCATCGGAGATATTAGTAAACTTAAATATAGATTTCTTTTCTGTGTCAAGTAAAGTTTGACTTGTTACTGCATCAGCCATTTTCTATTTCCTCTGAACTTTCCGGCCCTTTCGGGTCTGTGCTTTGTTTGTTTAAAAAAGTTTTCGCAAAATCTTTTTTCTTATTTTCTAACCCTACTACGATTTTTTGTTGGAGTACATCACCAATTGCTGATTTTACTCCTGCACTATCTCCCGTAGCAGATAATTTCACGATATCACTAACTGTAGTTGCTTCAGACATAATTTTTCCTCTATTATTAGATATCTATTATATTTATACTATTTATAAATTTTAATTAACCACTAATCACTTTTAGATCCGGCTTATTTGCTGAAGGATCAAATTCCCATTGTTGATCTTCTGCTCCTCCTTCTCCACCTTCCGCTTTCTCTGCTGCAATCTGTTCTTTCATTTGGTCAATTTCTTCTTGAGACAATTTAAGAACGTGCTTATTGATATATTCTTGAGAGAAATATTTACCAACAACTTCATCTCTATATCCCATATCATTTACTAACGTACCTAACCGTTCTCTCATCATTGTTGCTTGTTGTAGTTCTGCAAAATGTGAATCGGTTTGCCATTCATATATTAATTGATCCTTCACAATCATCCAATCTTGAGAAGAAACAATTCCCTTGAGAAGTAACTGTTTTTCAAGAAGATCATCAAACAAAATATTAAATCTAGATCGCAATCTTTCAATGAAACGAGTAAATTTAACTTCATCTCTAGAAATTTCTTCTGCTCGTCCTAGTATAAAGCCTGAATCCTGTTCTAACCGTGAAGGGGGAACATTGAGTGCTTTGTATAGTTTTGTTTTGAAGTAATCAACATCAGCCAATTCACCAAGATTCTCCCCTCCAGGCAACGTTGAAATTTCTGTACCTCTACCACCTTCTCTACGTGGAAGCCAGTAATCCTCTAACATACTCATGTGCTTACGTTCATCTTTAACTTCACCAGAATTGGAATCATATACCAATTTGTTCTTATATTTATTCATGATATCACGTAAATATTGTTCTGCTTTGATCTTAGGTAGATTACCAACATCAATGTAGAAAATTCTACGTTCAGGAGCACGTGAGATACGATAGATGACCACCGCGTCTTCAAGCATACGTAATTGATTAAGGGGTTTGATTGCTTTGTGGAGATGACTTAAAACTATTTTTCTATCGGCATCTAATATACCAGAATGTACATAAGAGATAGAATCATTAGAAATTTGAACTGTAGCTCCCCCGCTACCGCCTCCTATACCCCTTTCATTGAACACATAATATTCTTGGAATCCAGAAGTATCAAGTTCTGTACCTTGAAGTCCTTGAACAACTTTTGGTTGTCTAATCTTTTTTATTTTAAGGGGATCTATTGGTCGTAATTCAAGAATTCCTCTTTTTGGATTTTTATCATCAATAATAAATTGATAATAAATTCTACCATCAACATACCATTTTCTAAAAATATCATAACCATTATTATTAAAATCTAAAAGTCTCATAATTTCTGCAAATTCATCTGAAATTTTGGCTTTGATTTTATCTGTAACATTTAAATTATGTAACGCAATTGAAATTGCTGGAACATCTCTTCCAGTAACTATAGCCTCATTTACAATATCATCTATAGCCATATCGACCTCTGGTTGTAAAACCATCGTTCTATATCTGCTAATAAGGTCTGCCTCATTTTTGGCAGTACCTTCCATATCAATATAAGTACCATAAGCACCACCCGCAGACATTCCATACGATGATGCTATGTCAAAGGTTCCTTCAAGATCATCAGGTTTAGCAAAAGCTAATAGTTCCTTTTCTTCATCCTTTTTTCCGATCTTAAATCCAAATAAACTAAATTGTGCCATAATATATCCTATTGATTGTTTTATTTTTCATATATATTTCTCTAATAATCATCGTCCATTGTTAAATCAAAATCATCCAACGTTGCATTCATTTCTGCTACACCTTGATCGCGCGGAACTGTGCTACCTCTTCCAATCCAATTATCAGGGCTGATGTCGCGACTCTCAGGATTAGAACTTATATAATTGGTTGTATAATATTGATATTCAAATGTTGCTGTAAATTCTTCAATTGCATTTGTCGTATCCCAAGAAACAGGAATATCTGTTAATGTTAATGGATATAGCCCATTAAATGTATATTTTTTTAAAGGATTTCCATTTTTTGAAAATTGAGTCAATATAGCTGAAGATTGATAATCGAGTGGTGCATCCTCTCTTCCTGCAGTAGATTGTACTCTTGTTCTTCCAAGTTTCACGTGTCCAGAAATATAATCAGACCATCTTTCTAATGCATTTCTCAATTTAAAATCTTCATCATTAAGAAAAGTACATGTCCATTGTGGATATGTTCTTTCCCCTGCAAATTTAAAAACTCTACCAAGATAATTTACTGTTGTGGAAGTTGATATAGATGCTGGAAGAAATGTTGTTTTAATGTTATAATTTGTTCTAGTAGAAGATGTCCAAGGCCAGACAATATCCACTTCAAATAGATTAGGTGCCGCACCACCATATTTTAGCGCTTTTGATCTAAATTCATCTACATTGAATGCCACGAGTTATCAACCTGTAAAGTGTTTAAAATTATTAACTATTTATCTGATTATAACTATTTATCACGCAGCGGCTGCAATAATATCACCCACCTTTGCGGAGTTGCCAGCCTCAGATTTTTCTAGAAAATAATCATATCTCCAAGTTACAGTAAATTCTTGAAATCCTTCTGTGCCCCAATCTAATGCAATATCACTTATATTTACTGGCCAAGCCTGTATTAATTTATAAGTTATTGTTTTTGTGCCATCTTTTTTTAATTGAGTAACGGACAAATCTCTATAATCAGAAGTAGTTTTATTAAATGGTCCATATACAGCAGTTCTTGATCCATCAATTCCCCCCGCCATTTGTCTCATCCATGTTATTAACTTCTGTCTTATTTCACCATCATCATTTAAAAATGTCGTATTCCATACATCATAAGTTCTAACTCCTGGGAGTTTAATTGCTCTTCCGCGATAATTTACAGGAATTACATTAATATTTGTTCCTGGTAATGATGCCGCTCGACAATGTAACATAAAACTTGTTCCTTCGAAACTTCCACTAATCTCAAATAGCGTAGGTCTCGCTCCACCATCCGCTAAAGCGGTTTTAATATCATTAACGTTAAATCCCGTTGCTGCCATTATTTCTCCTTATTATGCGACTCCGCCGCCGGCTACTGTATCTATTGTTTTGACCGCATTAGTTGCTGTAGATAATGTTGGTCCAGAATAAGAATATTGCCAAGTTATAGTAAATGTTTCTATAGTATTTACTGAATCATGACTTAATTCAATTGGTGATATATTATTTGGCCATGCACCATGTAATTTCATACTATCAATTGTCTTTGTCGTATCACCAGCTAAAGAATAAGATTTAACTAATATTGTACCTAACATACTAGAATGAGGAATCTTCCATGCTCTTACATTTCCCTCTGCACTATTCATAGCTTCAATCCATCTTTCAATATTTGTTCTAACTTTCATATCTTCATCATTTAATACTGTACATGTCCAATCGCCAAATGTGGTATCTCCTGCAAAGAAAACCTGCCTCCCGTAATAAGAAACAGGAATTTCTCCATTAATATATCCTGGCATAACCGTTGCATTTACTAGAAAATCTAATTTGTCCGTTGCACCGGTCTGCTTTGCCATTCCTGCGGCATCCACTGCGGTTGCTGGTAATGTCATTGTACATGAAAATAAATTAGATCTCGCCCCTGAGGCTTTAATTGAACTAATAAAAGTATTAATACTAAAATTATTTACTGCTTCATCCGCCATGTGTTATCTCTCCTTTATCTTTGAACTACTTCACTAAATGATACACCAGTTCTTACAGATACAAAACTTAATTCAATAAAGTTAATTGATCTTGCCGGCTTAACATATATAGCACCTACAAATTGATTTGCATCTATAACTGTTGGTGTATTATTAGATCCATCACATACAACCATAAAATCAGTAATTCCTCCCCTTGCTTGAATATCTCGCAAGAAAGGTTCTACAATGGAAACAAATTGAGATCTTGTAAAATCATCATTGAATTCAAACAATGATTGTTTTGCCGCTTGAGAAATTGATTTTTCTAATGTAATAAACAATCTTCTTACATTAATTCTATCAAATGCATTTGGTTTTGCTAATAGTGTTTTATCTCCAAACAACATTCTTCCTTCGCCTGGAAAATTCACAACAGAATTGATACCTTTATTATAAAGAACATCTCTATCAGCTTCCGCAGGATTCCATGCCAAATCTCTAATATTCTTAATTTGACCTCTAGTATAACCTGCTGGAGAGTAAAATGAACCCAAAGTATTTTCTGTAGCAACTGCAAGCCCTGCACAATCCGGATTTAATGGAATGTATCTATAAACATCATTGGTCGTGTCCCATTGTCGTTTCCATCCTGAATCCATAAATCCATAAGATGTACTTGGTAAACCATTTCTATAATCTAAAACATTTGATGCTTGAGTAGTTGTACCCAAAACATCTGCTCTTTCCGGTGAACAAAATACGACCAAATCTTTTCTTGCTTCCGCGATAGTGGACATTACATAAGAAGATAATGCCGCTTCTGCGTCTCCCATAAAAATTAATGAAGCGGCTGAATCTACTGGTTCTTTAAATACATCGTATCCCGTTTTTCGATCACCAAGTGATAATGTCTGTCCATCTAATCCACCATTAAGTGACCATGACTGTGACCATCCAAATGCATTAAATTTAGTACCACTTACCGCGGCTGTTCCCCATGCAGAATCAGTAGTGTCATCACCATTTACTATACCACCTGTTGCTGGATGTGACATTGCCCATACTGGAAATTCGTCCGTGTTATTAACTTTAGATTTATAATAGTCTGGAGAATTTGAAGCGACTGAAACTCCATTCCATCTTTCTATTAATGTATCGCCCGTCGATGCTGTTGTGGATGTTCCCCAATTTCCATCTTCGTCTACAACAACAATATGAATTTCGTCTTGAGAAGCTCCTCTTGCTTCAGCCCAAACTGAAGTTCCGGGTGCATCTCCATTGACACTAGATTCTCCTGGATTACATGCATATTCCCATTCTCTACCAAAAGCTAATGTAGATGTAATTCCTTTGTCTGTGTCTGATGCTGTAACCAATTGCAATTCAGTATTACTTGTGATTGAAGCAACTTTATGTCTGAATGGTGCTAGAGTATCACAAGTGGATACTATCATATCTCCCACTCTCAATTGTGTACTAAAAAATGTACCAGTTCCGGTTACTGTTTTTGTTCCACCAGTATTTACAATTGTGCCGAAAATTTGTGTTGATTTTTCTTCAAATGCTGATCTAACCAAACAGGATACTGCACTTCCAGCAGATTGTACTGTGACAGTAGCGGAACCTGGAGTTTGTACAACATACGCTGTATCAGTTCCTTGAGTATTCATTACATTATTAACTAAGTAATTTTCTCCACCAATTTCTAAAACATCACCATTTCTAACTTCTTCAAACCAAAGTGAATTAGGCGTTGATGCTACTAATCCAGTTGTCGCATTGACCGCAACTGTTCCTGTGAGGGTTTTTGTTGCTTTATCAGGTCCACATACTGAAACCTTTAAACTATTTCCTCTTTCTCCCGCATATGTCGCAACCCACGGTCCATAAGTTCCCGTAGAAGATCCTCCTGTGGATGGATCATATGTGGTTTCGAATGCTTTCTTATTTTTAATTAAAACTGTCGCTCCCTCTTGTGTCGCCGCATAAGTTGTGTTAGCAGATGAGGCGTTTTTTGCTAAAGAGTTTGCTGTTCGTGAAATTTCAAGAACTCCGCCATAGTTCATAAAATTTGATGCGGAAAACCATGAAACATAATTGTCTTCGTTTGGTACGAAAAATTTAGCTTTTAAATCGGCTTCTGAAGCGACTCGACCATTTTCTGGATCTTCAATAGGTCCCCATCTAAAGAGTCCTGAAAATCCCCCTATATTTGTGGCGAGGGTTGGTACTATGGTTGTTAAATCGATTTCTCTAGTCAGAAC